TTTGCGAAGGCGAACGGGAACGACTCTATCTCAAACACACGACGCCGTGACGACGTCCCGCGGCGCGACCCTGAGATATCCTCGAGTGAAGAGCTTTCGATCTCCCACGTAGCCCGCGAGCCGGTGATATAGAACTCGGCTGTCGTGTATGCGAAAGTCGTGCCGAGCGCAGCGATGTTCGACGTTGCGACCGTGTCGTATGCCGTCGACGCCGTATCGGTGTTCGCCGCGTAGAGTGTTACTTTCCAGTTGGACGCTGCCATGTGTTATCCTCTCAATCCGCGCAGCGCTGCGCGCCTGCGATCACGTTCGTAAATGTAGTTGTCGAATCCGACGTCGAGGCGTACGGCCTGCGATCCCTGGATACCGTTCGGCATGCCGTCGAGACGCTTACGAATCGCTGACAGTTCCGCGCGCATTGCTGAGAACTCGCCGTTATCGATCATCGGCATGTGCCCGCGGTTCATTTGTTCAAGTACCGGACGGAACTGCTTTGTCGCTTTGGCGTGCATGACGAACTCCTGACCGTGGACTACGCCTGCGATTTGTTTCGTTCCCATGTTACCAGTATAACCGCCCTCTTCAAATCCGTTCGCCGCGGCACGTGCAAAAGCAACCGCACCTTTGAGCGTCGCAATGAGTGCCGCACCGATCACCGCACCGGCCAAAGGATTAGCGGCGAGCGACTGACCGAGGATGAGCGCGACGAGAGCCGGAATCGTAGCGTCGAGAATGTCGAGAATCAAAAGTACAAAGCCCTTGCCGAACTCTTCGCCGGATACCAGGATTGCAGCGAAGCCTGCAGCGGCTGCGGAGGCGGTAGCGTTGAGTAGCTCTTTAATGTCTTCTTCCGATCCCTTGAAACCAGCCGAGATCGACGATAGACTTTCAATTGATGACGCGGCGATCTTCTCAAATGACTTCTTTAGCTGCTTGAAAAGATTGTCGAGAACGCTGCCTGACTCAGCTGCTATCGAGTCGAGCTCAGTTACCGCATCTTGATAAGCGATAGTTCCGCTCTTGAGACTATCGACGATCGTATCGGCTGCCTCGGTTGCCTGCTCTTTCGTTGTGTCGAATACGTCCGTAAAGTCAAGGCCTGATATAACCTTGGTAAAGTCCTTAGCTAGACCCTTGAAAAGACCGCCGGATTTGTTAGCTGTTTCGTCGAGAGTTTGGCGTTGCTTGTTTGCATCAGCGAGGATCGCTTTCGTCTCCTGATCTCGGAGCGCACCCGTCGACTTAATCTGTGCAAGCTTCAACTGCGTTTCGAGTGCGATGTTCTCTTCGCGTATGCGTCGGATCTCTGCGGCGTTTGCCTTCTCGTCAGTTTCGAGAGTCTTCAACGTCGTACGGTTTACCTCGAGGCGACGCTTTGCGCTTTCGATGTTCGCCTTGTCGAGTGATTCTACGGCGTCAACGTTGAACTCTGCGAGCTTTTGGTTTACGAGTAGGATCTGTTCTTCATACGCAGCTAAGAGAGCCGGAGATGCTTGCACTTCCGGTGTGCTAAGTGCGTCGCTAAGGCTCTGCTTCAACGAAGCGAAGGACCCGCGCAGACCTTCGACAGCAGTCACGAATCGGACTGGATCGATGATCCCTTCCGTAAGCTCCTTAGCGTTTTTCTTGAATGACTCGTTAAAAAACTTGAGTGACTTCTGGACGTTCTTTTCCAGCTCTTCAGGCTTGAGTGCGAGTTCGGCTTCGAGACGGATCTCAGCTTGTGCAAACGACTGGAACTTCGTATCGAGTTCGTCGATGACTGTCTCGTCTGCCTTAAACCCAAGTTGGATGATACGCTCTGTCTTAGTCACGTCGTCCAACTTGACGACCGCTCCGAATGCTTTCACGAACTCGGCTGTCAACTTACGTTGCGTGTCGAGTTCGATCTTCTTAAGTGCGACCCGTTCGGCGTCCTTGTCGAGCCGTTGGCGTAGCACAGCCGTTTCGAGAGCTTCGCGTTCCGATGCGAGCGACTTCTCTTGAACAGCGAACAACTCACGCGCCCGCTTCAGTGCGTCCTGCGTTGCGCCACCAGCGCCACCGCGGCCGCCACCACCACCACCGCCCGCACCTGCGCGGCCTGCTTTGATGTCCGCGGCTTGCTTTGCGAGGAGCTTTGCTTGCTCTTCAGTAATCTTGTTTGACTTTAGCAAGGTCGCGATTTCAAGTTCAATCGCTTTCTTTCGCTCGTCGACTCCCTTTTGAGTTAGCTTCGTCGCCTCAGCTTGTTGCTGAGCGATGATCTTTTTCCATTCATTGTAGGTCTTGTTTTGCGCGTCGATGAGACCTTGCTCGAGCGCCTGTTCGTTACCACGCTTTGCGTAACCGTCGTTGAATGCTTTGGCTGCCTTATCACCAAAGCCCGTGAAAGCGTCGATCGCTGCCTTGATGTTAAACGATACGAGAGCAGTGAAGAACGTTTCGAGCGTCTTGATAACAAGATCGAACACCGCCCTTACGCCTGACAAACCGTCGCGAAGTGCGTTGATGATGCCGAGTAACTTCTGGAATGCGCTTGACCCCTCTTCCGTGGCCTTCTTCGTTTCGTTCGTTGACTTCGTAAGATCACCGAACCACTTAACAACTAAGATTACCGCGTCGACGATAAGACGTATCGGCGTAAGAAGTACGTCAACAAGGAACCCGCCCAATTCGATCACGACGCCCGCGAACGCTTGCACCGCCGTGCCGACATCTTTCAATACTTGCTTGAACACTTCGAACAAATCGACGCCGTCGTTCAGTGCAGAGTCAGCTCCGAATACGCCCGCGATCGCCTCGCCCAGTGGCGCGAAGATGCGCGCGATCCCTGAGAATACTTCCTTAGCAATGCCGAACAACACGCGCAGGATAGCGCCCGCAGTCGTGAGCGCGTTCGTTATGTTGGTCGCAATCAATCCGCCGATGACAGTGAGGATTGGACCAACTACGGAAGACATCTCTTCGAAGTAACCGCCAATCTCAGCGATCAGCGGTTCGATCGTCGGAGCGAGCACATCTTGAAAGAACGCGAAGACATCGTCGAACGCCTGCGTTATCACCTTCGACACTTGCTCGAATGCCAGCTGCGCGCGGCGTATCACCGCGTCAAATGTTAGGAACTGACCTACGGCATTCCCTGCCGACTGACCAGCCGCGGCGGCACGTGCGCGGATTTCCTCTTCAGGCAATGGCGCGCCGAAGATCTTACCGTAGACTTCCGTGCCGATGTCTTCAGCTGGTGTTCCTGCGATAGCGACTTGCAACTGCGACCGCAGCGACTCGGAGATATTGCCCGCTTTAAACGCTTCTTCGATGGTCGCGCCCGATTGCTGCAAATACTCCTTAATACTGATTTGTCCCGACTCGGCTGCTTTGGTCAGACCCCCGATCGTGTTGGCGAGCGTAGCCGGGAGCTGCGCGTTCAGGTCTTTCAACGTCTTAGAAATGTCGCCCGCTTTTAATCGGATCTGCGACTCCTTGATCGCGTCGGCGATTTTGTCTGTGTTGAACAGACCCTCTTCGCCTGCTACCGACAAAGCGCCGACGAAGTCTTCCGCACTGAAGCCCGCTTGTACAAGCAGCTGCGAGTATTCAGCGAGTGAATCGAGTACATCGTCTTGACTTGTCCGTGCGTCCTTCGACGCGAGAGCGATCAGGTTAAACGCCTCGTCACCGGAGAGACCAAATTGTTTGATGAACGGCGTTGATTTGGCGAGAACTTCGTTGACGTCCTTATCGTACAACCCTGCGAGCGCCTGAGCACGTGCGGCGAATGTTCCGAGCTCTTCGGTCGGGAGCACGTTCCCGAGCTGTTGTTGCACGTTGCCGATGAGCTTGGTAGCTTCTGCAAGCGATCCGCCGACGCCACCGAGGAACGCCTTCTCCGCTTCGTCGTTTAGCTTGTTGAGTGCGTCACCGGTTAGCCCCGTCTGCGCTGCGAGATTGCCCTGCGCGTTGGTAAGCTCACGACCTGCGTTGACGACGGCTCCGATCGAATTAGCTACGGCACTAAATGCAGCTTGCACGCCTTCGACGACACCGCCGCCGAGGAAGCCTGCCAAGATCCCACCCGCAGCTCCACCCCCGCCGACGGATTCGAGAGCGCCCTTGATTTTATCGCCGATCCCACCCGCTGCGGCGACGGCCTCTTTTTCGTTGATGTTAACGTCAACATCCACGACAAGCCCATCTACTTCCTTGAGTGCCTTCTGCAGTTTCTTCGCTTCGGCGTCGGCTTGCTTGAGTTCTGCAACGAGTGCGTCGAATGCGTCGCCGGAACCCTTACCAGAGGCGATCAGAGCCGCGATGGATTTTTTCAATTCGCCGACCGACTTCGTCGCGCTGCTTGAAACGCCGTCGAATGCTGTAGCGAGATTCTTAGCTTCGTCAGATCCGGCTTTGATACCCTTAACGAGTCCGTCCTGAATCTCTTTCCCTGCGGTCGCCGCTTTGTCCGCGGCTTCCGTGAGCGACTTCAGCATCGGCCCGACGTCGAGCTTTAGTTCATTTGTAAACACTGCCATGTTAACGCCTCCGCATACGCGATTCCTCGCGGTTCTTTGCTATGGATTCGGGCGTCGGTTGTGACCATTCCGCGGCCTTAGCGATCGCGGCGCGGCGCATGAACTCCGACGCACTGAGCGAACATACAACGTCGTCCGGTGTCATATTCCACAGTTTAGAAATAGCCACCGCCGTGAGCGTGTCGTGCTCATCATCAGGAACGAGGTCGTAGCCCGTGACCCTACGCGGGTACGGCTTGCCGTCTTCGTCTTTAGCCTCGGCGCTCAGGATCGGGTAGCGATCCTGAACACGCCGCAGCTCGTTATATTCAGAGTTGAGTCTCGTCTCGAAATGTGGCGACCGCGCGCGCTACCTCCCGGAGATCTTGGTTGTCCCAAAACTCCGACGATGCGAGCGCCTCTTTCTCCGCGCCGCTGAGCTGCTTGTCGTCGATGATCGCTTGCACGATCTGAATAGACGCGCTAATCGCTTCCTCGTTGTCGAGCGGGAACGTCGTAACCGGGTTGTTAAGCGCTGACCAAATGCCGGGGAACTCTTCGAGGAGCTTCGCCTGCGTGCGCTGTTGAATCTCGCCGTCGATCTGTTCCTTCGTCCACTTTGGATAAGCGCTCTTGATAAGCTTCCGCTGCTCCTCAGCGAATGAGCTATTGATACCGCCCGCTACCGTGATAACGTTCGCGGCGTTCGGTGCGTCCTGCAGAGCCTTCATAAAGGCGGCGTTTTGTCCGAGTGTCCGCAGTGTGGCGATCGGAGCTTCGACGCTCTTGATTACCGCGCGTGAGATAACCGGCTTTGTAGGTACGTCCTTAGCTTCGCCGGCAAAGTACAATTTGATCGTGTTCATACGTAATTCCATGACAGGATTTGACAGAGTAAAGACTCCCGATCCGGGAGCCGCGTCGCCCCTGTCAAACGAACGCGGCCCCCTCGTCGGGATGTTGTAAAGCTTAGCCGAATACAACTGTGCCGTATGGGAGCGACGTTGTGAGCGTCACTGCCGTTGGCGTTGTCATGTAACCAGTCATGAGACCGCTCGTCACCGTGATAGCTGCGGCGAGCTTGAAGCCCTGACCTTCGAGCGTGACGCGGTTGTAAGTTTCGCCTGCCTGATCCCATCCACCCGAAGTCGACGAGATACGCTGAGGGATTACGCCTGCCTTGCGAGCGCCGCCCGTTACACCACCGGCGAGACCGCCGCGAATGATGGTGATGTACTTCGTGTTCGATGATGTCGACGCGAGTTCGCGTGTTCCATCCTCGAAGAGAAGCTCCTCGATACCGCCTGTCGTTGTGATGATCGACGCGTTCAAGAATGACTGCAGAGCTGCGTTGTCTTCGACGTGCTCGATAGAGATATCGAACTGGCCTGAGTCCTGCTTGCTCACAGATGTTGAGAGAATGTTACCTTCGAGAACGTACGCCCATGAAGCGCCGATGCTCGGAGTTGTGCCGTCGTCGACTGTGACGAAGGCTACCTTGTTACCACCGGCGAGAATCCGGTTTGTTGAACCTGCCATGATTAGTTTCCTTTGTTGAGTTGAGTGTAAAACGATAGACTCTGCGTATCGCGTGCAAGCATCTTGACGTAGAACTCGAATCGAGCTGCGTCGGTAGCTTCCGCCGCGTCGGCAGATAAGAGACGGACGTTGCGTTCCATCTTGGCCCTCATGGAGTCGGCGTCCACTTCGTAGCCTTGGTGATGGACTAACAACGAAGAGTGTGTAACGTTGAACCCTGCACTCTGAATACTCCACACGATTTGCTCATGTGCGCGTCCCTCGAATGCAAAGCCCAGACCGTTACGGAATAACCGCAGCTGTTCCGCGTTAAAACGTAAGACCTCGTTCGGCTTGTCCGGCGCGTGTGTAGGTTGCACCCCTACGCACCCGCAGTAAATACCAGCGACTCCCGCTGGGTACTCGTCGAGCTTGAGAAAGAAGTCGTGCTGATGGACCAGCAGCCTGTCGTCGGCGTCGAGCCACATAATCCATCCGCGTTCTGCTTTGGCGATTGCTTTGTTACGGAGCTCAGCGAATGAGAACTCCGTCCAGTTTGTTTCGTAGAATCGTAGGATAGTGCCGTTGTCGAGTAGCTTCTCTTTCCGCTCACGTACGGTCGTGTCGTCGCCTTGGCTGTTCCACAGTACGACGAGCTCGCAGCCGGCCGGGAGTGTGGAGATCATTCCCTGAATCCAGTGCGCGTCGTTCTTATGCGCGATGCACACGAACGAAACGGGAATCCACGGACGCGGACGTTCCCCCTGTGGCGATTTCATCGGATCAATCATGAGCATTAGTTCGCCAGATATTTAGGTTCGTTTCCAACATAGAGAACGACGCGCCGAACGTTCGGCCCTTCGCTCGGGTACATACCGATGACGAGCGCTTGAATATCGCGAACGTAAAACTCCAGCATACCTATCGACGTAACGTCGCGCGTGGCGTGATCGCTGAAGAGGTCGGAGTCGACGCGTACGTCGATATCACCGTAGCCGCGGCGAATCTGTTCGAGGTGTGAGATAAGTTCGGAACACTTCATGCTACGGGACTCATAGTGTAGTTGATATCGACTTCGTACAAGAGCGGGATCTTCGCCGACTTGTCGTCGACGTGTCCCGTTACGCCTGCAGTTCTGATCGTGTGGAGTGTCACCGTATAACCTGCGCTCGTCGTGTCTCCGATCGGTAGCGTCGCGGCGAGTGCGTCGATGACCTTGTCGATCTTCTCGACGACGCTCCCGTGCGTTATCGCTCCCGTCCCGGCGTTGTTAGTGTCGAGACCCTGCAGCGCTACCGCGTAGATACCGCAGCGGATCGTGCGCACGTCGTAGATGTATTTCGATTCGGCGCTCAGTTGTGCGAGGTCGTCGCTGATAACGTTCACGTAAACTACGGTCTTCGTTGTCGAGTTGAACGTTTCTTTCGTGAACACATTATGCACATCGAACGTCCCCTCCGTTGCGAGCGCGTCGCGCAGCGTGTCGAGGATGTAGGCGTATCGTGAGGTCGTGGCCATGTTATACCAGTGAAAGTCGTAAGTAGATTTCGTTCACGATGCGCGCGAAGCCTTTGGTCGAAGATGTGAACCCCGCGGCGTCGATCGTTTTGTTACCACCGCTGAAGACCTGCATAGCTGGACCGATGTATGGTCGTGCGGGTATTTCAATGTCATGCGGTTTCGTTGTTTTTTTTCCTGCGCCTTTTGCCTTAGAAACCCATACAACCCTATCGCCGATTACCTGATAAGGAGTTCCGCCTGGATGATTAATCGTTCCGCCGAGTTCATGAATCCGCGCGTATGGGATAACCTTGAGATCGATTCCCCACTCGAACGTAAACTCAGTCCCGCCGCCGTAGGTCTTCGATGTGTTACCTTTTGCTTTGTACACAGTCGCCGCACGAAAGAGGCTACCTGTGACAAGCTGAAGTTTCTTTGCACCTGCAGCGCGCGGATATACCGGGTTCCTGTTGATCTCGTCCATGTTGTCGGAGATGTCCGCGGCAAGTTCCGTCTGTATAAACTGCGGATCCATCGCATCTTTTACAATGCTCGGAATACGTCGGATCAGTTCGGCAATATAGTCCTCTGGACTCTTCGCCATTACCACACCCTCGCGATATACCGTGATAGCTTAGACCGGAAACGATCTGTCAGTTCCTTGTATATCGTCGTCGTCATGACGCCGCCCTCAGTCGATGCTACGCTACGCAAGCCGAGGCGATTCTCACGACCGGAGAAGTCCGTGAATTTGAACAGCTCGACGACCATCTCTTCGCAGACGTTCTCGACGTCTTTTGGTACGACGTGAGTCACGCCGTCAAAACCTACGCTCGCATTCACGCGCCATAGGTAGCCCGACGTAAGACCGCTCTCGTAGTAGACTTGTGACACGCCGTCGACCTTCGTCACGATCGCTCCGGTCGCCGTTGTCCATGCTGCGTCTGTAGGGTTTGCTTTGTACTGTAGAGACGTGAGTACGACCGGGACTGTGTACGGGAGAACGAAGACGCGGTCACCGTTCGACGTGAAGTCGTACGTTACCGATGCCGAGGCGATCGGTTGCTTACAGATCCCCTCGATAATCGATTCGGCTTGCGAGATGAGAACGCCGAGCTTAGAGTCCTGCGTGCTATCTCCGATGTTGATCCACGACGCGCGAATCTTTGCCGCTGTTGTTAAGGCCATTTCTTGTCACCCTTCGTTATCAGTTCATAGAGTCCGCGGTCTTCGTCGTTCATGTGCTTAGGCATTCGGTAGCCGATTACGCGCGTCTTAGGATAGGCCGCGATGTTGACGGCGTTCGACTGATTGCCTCCGAGTAGGAAGACATAACGCGCCGTCTCGCGAATGTAGAAACCCACGTGTCCGCCGCCGTTACGAGTGAGCACGACGATACATCCCGCGGTCGGTTTGCATTCGACGCCCCACGTAGCCCACGACCGCGCCGCAGCTGATCGCGTAGGCGTGTAACCCGCACGTTTCATCACCCAGTTAACGAACGAAGAGCACCACGGCACCTCGTCGGTCGTAGCGCTGAGCGTCGTCTCGCTATGGTACTCGATTATACGCGGGTTGTGATTGAGACCGGGAACTTCTTTCTCGCCGATCTCATCGTCGGCGATCGTCATCCATGAGAACTTCATTCATACCTCGCAGACTTAGTCATTTGAAACATCATCTGTTCTAATCCGGCGACGAGCTCTTCGTCGTCGTTACGTCCTAACGTGTGGAGAGCGGCGTGAAAGAACTCATGTAGGAACGACGCGAACCGCTGCTCTGCGCTTACACGTTTCCCGTCGATGTGTGACGCGATCCGTAGCGTATGCGAATCGTAGTCGCACTCGCCATAGACGGCGCTCATCTTGCACACCCTCACGCGCCACGTATAACCGCCGAGGTCGAACGACTTTGGAATCGTCATCGTACGACTCCGTCGATAATCCGCTTGTTATGAAACTCGAACGCGCCGTCGTTGTTGAACATGACGTGAGCGAAGCCGAGCGTATAACCTGAGAAGCGGTTCCACTCCGGCGTCCGCTGGCATAAGCAGCCCACCGCCCACGATCCCGTCTGGTTTCCGTGGATGTCGGTTTGTGTCCACTCTTGCGACGTGTGGTGATGTCCAAACGTTATGTTCGTCTTAGCCTTGTCGAGCTTACGCTTTGCAACATAGATACCCGATCCGCTGATTTCGTGCCCATGAATTACGCGCAGCTTGCCGACCTGGATTCCCATGCCGTCATCGACGTATGTGATGTCAAGGTCGCGCAGCTTCAACGTATCGGCAAGGCTCTGATATTCGTCGAGCTCACGCGCGACGTTTCTCATGTAGCGCTTCCACCAATTCTCATGATTGCCTTCGACATAGTACATCTTGACGCGGTCGCCGAAAAACTTCCGCAGCGCTTCGAGCTCACGGCGTGCCGTGTTCAGTTCGTATTGGAGTCCGTATTTCCGTGAGTCGCGTCCGTGCCTTGTAAGCGAGTACATATCGACGACGTCGCCGTTAAGAATGAGCGTGTCGATGCCTGCTTTCTTGAGATAGGTCACCGCTGCGTTACACGCGTTGACGTCATGGACGGGGACGTGCAAGTCGTTGATGATACCGAGCGACTGCGAGCGAATGACCACCGGCTCGGCACGTTCGTCGTAGCCCGCTTGAAACGGACCGGAGACAGAACCGCCGAACGGGCCCGCAGTTGTGACCACGGGCGCGTCCGGCTTTGGCTTCGTTGATTGTGCCTTCGCCTTGAGCTTATCGCTTACACTCTGGAGTCGGTGCTCCCGAATGAGTCGGAGCTCTTCGGCGTTAAGGCGTACGGGTGGGTTCGGCATGGACAGGACATCCCGATTGTGTGTTACTTGCTATCAGACGCGAAGAGAGACACGACGAAAACGGTAACTGCGAGGATCGCTTCCTGTGGGATCACAACTCCAAAGATGGACTGCGCTACCACTGCAATCGCGCCGATAATGCCCGTTACGGTCGTCTTCCAGTTCTTCATAACCTTACCTCGAATGATTGTAAAAACGTGCGGCGCTATAAGAATAGCGATCCGCGTCTTCAGCTTGACTTCTTCGTATGTGAGGATCGCGCGTTCGGCGAGTGTTAGCTTTAGCAGCTTCTCAATTTCCGTGCGGTCTTCCGGTATCGGCTCAGCGTACCGACCGTCGAAGGGAGTCCAGACGTCGCGACGTATTCGCGGCGGCCGTGTGATCTCCACTTCGTTCAATCCACTGGATTCGGTACTCATGGTCGGCAAGTTGCGACTGGATCGTTTCGAGTTTGGCAACATCTACGCGCAGCGATACGAACTCGTTCTTAATCACGGCCATATCTTCGCGCAATGCTAACGTCGTCGTGAACAGCGCGCCGCCCATAGCTACGATAACGCTCGCACTAATACCGAGCATCCACTTCGTAAACGTGTCCGATTGTTGCAGCATAGTTTCCAGCTCTTTCTCTCGTTCTGTCATTGTGCGGTCCTCCGTTTTTAGCGAACGTAAGGAGGTCTTCCTTTACGATCGTGTACAGATTCCCGCGATTTGTTACATCATGATTTCCACGTGCCCAACGAATTAACACTGAGCGTTGCGACCTTCCACACGCCGCTATCCTTTACCCAGAGCGTAGCCACTTTCCACACGCCCGCAACCCTCACGAAGAGGGTTACGTTGCTTGTCGATGGCTGATTGCGTAAGAGGGAGAGCAGCATCTTAGACTATCGACTCCAGTTGTGCGAGCGTCTCCTGACAGCTGGCGATCTCTTCCGCGAGCTTCTCAGCATAGGCGATGTCACCAGTGGCGAGCACTGCGGCGCGTGTCTGTGTGAGGTATTGAACGCGGCGTTCGAGTAGTTGCTTGAGTTGTTCAATGTTCATGTTCAAATCACCATTTGGCGGAGTAGGATGTTGGAAGAGTTGAGCGCGAAGTAGATATAGTCAATCTCCGTAGCCCCGTCTCGATAGGTCACGTCAAAAGCCGTGTCACCGATGACGGCCGTGCTTTGTGGCATGAGCGCCGCGCCCCACCCATCCATCTGCGAGAGCGCAATGTCGAAGCGGAACCACCGGCCAGTGTTTTCCTTCGTGAGGTAGATGGCATCTTTGCAATAGGCGTATTTCGTGCCGGTCGTGAACGTCTCCGTCGCTGGCGAGTATGTGAGCGCTGCCCATGTGTTCGCCGCTATGTCGTATCGGTCGAGCGTTGCGCCACCGGCACCACGGAAAGAGTAGATATACCGGCCGTTCTGGATTGCGTTCTCGTTTGTCCAGTCCGTTGCGCTGACGCTGTGAACCCAGTTACCACCGAGTGCCGCACCCGGAGCCCCCGCACGGGCTACCGTTGGTGATAGCGTTGTCCACGTGTTACCGCTGATCGAATAGCGATACATGGCCACGGCGTTGTTGCCGATGAGATACAGAAAGTCGTCGTTGCCTTCGATGCTGTACTGCGACGTTGCGTCGGGGTTTGTTGTCCAGACAGCATTAACCGTAATCTGTGTATTCGTATTGGCAGTGATTGTACGGATCTGTCCGGCTCCCGTGCCTGCAGTGATGCGGATTTGGTAGTTAACCCACTGATTAGTAGCCCAGTTCTTAGTATTGTTAGCAAGTGAAAGAGTAGCGCTCGACGTAGCCGTCCCCGTGGCGAATGACTTATAGCCTGTGTCAATCCATGACGGCGTAGCTAAGAGCCTGCCGTCCGTGCCAAAGCTGGCAGGCAATCCAGTATTCGCAAGCGTTACCCACGTGTTGGTTGCGAAGTCATAACGCTTGAATGACCCCGCTGCGAGCGTGCCACCGCCGAACACAAAGAACGAAGGCGTCATCAGTCGATAGACCGTAGACGCGCTGAATGCGCTCGCTTGCGTTGCTACCGTGATCGTTGCATTCGTGCCGATTGTGTTGCTGAGAATCTCCAGCGTAACGCCTGCATTCGGACCGGCGAGGATTTGTACGGAGTAGCCGCGAAGGTCACGCGCGAGTGTCTGATTCGTTACGATCGTTGACACCGTGCCACCCGTCGCTGTGAGTGATGCCGCGCCCGCTGTTGATCCTGTGGAGAATCCAGCGGCGACGCCGCAAGCCCCAGCTGCGAAGGTGCCGAGCGCAGGCGATGGCAGCGCAATCCAGCCGTCTTCGTTGGGGTTGTAAATCTGTGCAACTGACGTTGAAGTTACGAGCAACTGCTGTTGTCTAAAGTGACGCGAAGACACGATGAAGTGATTCGCAGCCGTAGTTTGTGGCAAAGGCGTGCAGTACTCCCACCGCTTCATGTCTAAGATTTTCCGAGTGCCGTTTGTTGTTGGCATTTCCTACTCCGATTATGTTACGATGATTCGATCGCGCAATCCGTTGGCGTTCATGCGCATAAGTGATGGGATGTGCTCGTTCGCAAACACGCCCCCCATTTGCTGTTGATTTGTTACGGTTGAAACTGTGCCAACAGTTGTGACCGATGAAACCGTTGTGACCGTTGAAAGTGTCAAGTTCGCACTGATCGAATCAATCGCCACGCGCATACGTGCCGCCGTGTCCGGCATAGCCAGACCTAATCCCGAACGACTTAGCGATTGCACCGTCATACGCAACGCTTCGATAGCTTCGAGGAGCTCACCATACACCACCGTAGGCATAGGGTTTGATTCGCTCACGTCAACGGCTTGTCCATCGGCACCTACGCCGACCTTCACGCGCTGATGAAGTACTCCCCCGATTTCATCGGCTGCGATCGTCGCCCCTGTTCCGGGGGTATATCCTACATTGTCTGCCATTGTCGTTCCTCGTTATGTGTACTGTGCATACCAGTCGCCGTCATTGCCGCCACTCGGAGCCGCCGTCCCCATAGTCAACGTCCGCCCCCATGTCGTATCGTAGTCCGTGCCCGATGCTTTCACCAACATCTGACCCGTACCACCTCCGACGGGAACGCCCGGACCTGTGGCTCCGGTCGCGCCTGTGGCTCCGGTGGCTCCGGTGGGGCCTGTCGGTCCTGTCGGTCCTGTCGGTCCAGCTGGACCCGTATCTCCCGTGTCACCCTTAACGCCCTGCGGACCCGTTGGACCCGTTGGACCGGTGGCACCTGCTGGGCCGGTGTCTCCAGTGTCGCCTTTGACACCCTGGGGACCGGTCGCACCTGTTGCCCCCGTTGGACCAGCTGGACCCGTATCTCCAGTGTCACCCTTAACGCCTTGCGGACCCGTTGGACCCGTTGCGCCCGTCAATCCTGTCGGACCCGTTGCGCCCGTTGCGCCCGTCGGACCTTGTGGCCCTACGTCGCCTGTATCGCCTTTGTCGCCTTTTGCACCTGTAGCCCCCGTTGGTCCCGCAGGTCCCGTGGCTCCAGTTGGCCCCGTGGCTCCGGTCGCACCCGTCGGACCCGTTGGACCTGTCGGACCTGTCGGACCTGTCGGACCTGTCGGACCTGCAATCGTGCCGCCGGACTCAACTACGAGCACGACCTCCTCGGTAACGATACCGAGTGCGATGTCGTTACGTTGTACGTTGACTGTCAAGGTTTGACTCATTGCGTCACCTCATCGACAACACGTACGGCGCCCTTCATAAGCTCAGAGATTGTCGAGCCGATCGTTACTTCCAAATCCCAGTTATAGAAATCAGACGTCGAGAGCGTCGCCGTTTGCACTGGAGTCAGCGAGATAGTAAACTTACCGTTTGCCGCGTCTGTAATTGCACAGGTCAGCGCTACCGCTAATGTCCCGGACGCCGTGCGGATCTGTGCCGCAAACGTGTAGCCCGTGATGTCGGTAGTCGCGTTGTTGACCTTGTACGTGATCGTCCGCGCAAAGGTCGCCCCCTTGCGGATCTCAAGATCCACACGCGCACCCTGTGACGAGAGAATGACAGACATTTTCAGAAGCCCTACATAGTGTGAGGTTCTCAGCTCGGAGGCCGTAGCCCCCGAACTCAGAATCTGATCTGATTAGCAATAGACAACCGCGCCGACGTTCTGATCCGTTGCGTTCGGATCGAAGTCGTTACCGTTGTAAAGAACTGCGATAGCCGAGCCGAAAGTACCTACCGAACCATTGCCCGCAGTTGCGACGAGATCGATATAGCGCTTCTTACCCTGGAGGCTTACGTGGAAAGCGTACATCTTGTTATCGTCCGTTGCTGACGGGAGAGCCGGGGCACCCGTTGCGCCGAATACCGTACCCGTGATGTCAGCCGCGCCGCTCATACCTGAGTCATCGCTTTGCTGCAGCTTGAGAGCTGCCATAGCAATATCAGTTGCGCCGAGTGAGAAGATAACGGCGAGCTTACCAAAGCCCGCAGTATCGATCGCGCCCGTTACGAAATCGGCATTATCGACGATAGCCGCCGGATGGCATACGTTGACGAACTTAACGTTCTGAAGTGAGTTCATGTTCTGGGTTCCTTATGAGTTCTGTGAAACAAAAGCTACGATAGGACCCGCAACACGTGTCGACGCCGTCGCGCTGTAGTTACCTACGTCGTGAACTGCGATATCGACATACTCGGTAGCCTTCACAAAGATCGAGTCGTTCTGGAATCCGAGCGATGTGTCCGTCTTGATAGACGTGCTCATGCGGTCGCCCATCGACGCAGCCTGTGCGAGGTTACCAAAGTAAGCGAAGACCTGCGAGTTCGCGTCCGCACTCGGCATGACGTCGACGATCTCCACAGGGAAACCGAGGAAGCGCATACCGTACGAGCCTGCAATCTCTGCAGCCGTTACGCCGCCGGCACTGTATGCCAGACGCTCGCCGCTCGCTGAGAATGCTGTCTTATTGACGTAGAGCTTAGCACCTGCGCGCGCGTATGTTGGGAGCTTCGAGTAGCCCGTGATGAAGTCCGTGATCGTCGCTTCTGTGAAGAGGTTACCGCTGATAACCTGCACGCCGCCGAGGTTGGCCTTGTTCGCGTCGGAAGTCCATGTACCACCGCCCGCTTCGAGGACTTGGCGGAACTTGTTACCGATGCCAGTGATGCCACCGAATGCCGATGTGCCGTCGCCGTTGAAACCGGCTTCGTCTTCCTTCTTCGCGAACTGACGAGCGACCGACTCAGCGAAGCGCTGACCGAGGTTTACAGTAGCGTTGAGGCTGAGCTCTTCGCTGATCTGTGCGTAGGCTGTGAGCTTCTTAGACGTGAGCACGACCGACCCGAACGACATATCGGACGCTGTGTAGTTACCCAGCTCCGAACCCCAGTGCGCCGTAATGTCGTCGTTCATGCGGTAGATGCGGATCGACTCTGATCCCATAGGCTCTATACGAACGTTACGACGGAATACGCCGTACTGCTCTTTCAAGTCGATGATGTACGACGATGTCTCCTCAGGGACGAAGAGTCCGCCGTTCGCGTCTGTGCTTTGCGTGTGCGCCTTGTACTCGACGCCGGTGACGTCTGTGTACTTCTTACGCGCGCCGTCGTTAGCGAGACCCGAAACGAAGAGGCCAGTCACGTATGACTTGTAGTCGGCTTCGCTCATGTTCGACTTCGCTGATGACTCGCCGACCTTTACTGTCGATGTTGACGGGAGTTCGTTGACTGCCGTCTTTACTTCCGCGATGCGCTTTGCGTTCTTTGCCTTGATAGCCTCGAACGACTTCGCTTCGTTGACTTGATTAGAGAGAGTGTCGATCTCGTTGTTCAGCTCTGTAGCCTTTGCAACATCCTCGGCCGTAGGCTCTGCGATGTTGGTGAGGACTTCCAGCTCTGTAGACTTGACGCGGATCGCGTCTGTCAACTGTTGGATAGTCATTGTTTGTCCTTTTGACGTGAGTTATGGAGAGCTCGTAGACGTTGCATCTCCATTTGCGCGCGTGCGCTCTTAGGCTTTGCACTGTCGATGAGCTCCTTGATAGATGAGGTCGCATTCTGCAAAGCATCGACGAGAGATGAGAGACGCGCGACGTTTGCCGACGATAACGTGCGTCCTTCCTTCTCGCGAATCTGTGCGCGTTCGTTCAACCTCGCGACAAGACGCAACACGTCGGCTCCGACGTCGTCGATGTCTTGCGTGAGTCCCTTAGCGCTTACGATTGCAGTTTGCGGATTAGCTCCAAACAAAACGGGCGACCACTCGAAGAGCGTCCCCTTGACGAGTTCGCGTGCGCCGTCCGGCGCGATGCGGTCTTCCTGCACTGAGTAGCCGATGCTGAACTCGTCGATGATACCTTCCTTGATATCAGAGAACGCCTCACGTCCGCGCTGCGTGTTCTGATTGAACTTGGCTTTCACGTACAATCCGCCGAGACCCTTTAAGCCGTCAGGCAATAGCGGATCATTCGGATAGAGTTCGCGGGCTTCTAACGTCTTCGCTACGGGTGCGTTCCAGTCGTGCATCCACACGCCCTTCGGCATCTTGCCTTTAAGCGATTGCTCGAAGAAACCCGGGATCACGCGGTCGCCCACGCTGTCGACGTTGTTGAATACCGATACGACCGCTTCGAGGATTCCCTCGTCGGCGTTGACTGATTTGATATGACAGGAATGTAACGACTTGGTCATTTCCATTCGATTACCTTCGTAAGAGTTGACGCAAGTTGGCGAACGCGTTCGGATAGTTTTGCACCATCTTACCCGCCTTGCGTCACTCTATCGTAGTCGAGCCTGCGACGTGCGCGCGTGATACATCGGCAGTTTACAGCGTTCTTTGCTGAGAGCCCCGGACCGGCCGGATATTCTGTCTCCTCGCCGCCGACCGTGAAGAGTCCCGTGTCGAGGTCTTCGAATTGTCCGTTCGCGCCGGAGTGAGCATCGCGCGCACCCGGGAACGAGATCCACTGTCTCACGATCTTACGGTCGGGATCGGATTCGCGGTCGCTCGCCGTCTTCCAGACTGCGCTCTGCGTCTTGCCTGTCGTCGCCGTCGCCGTTGTGCGGCCGATCGCGTTAGCACGTGCGACGCTGATCTCGTCGAACTTCTTACGCAGCAATGCCGCGATCTCGTCAGCCGACAAGCCGCCGGACTGATTTAGAATGAAGCGCACATCGTCGCGGATCGTGCCGATCGACGCGGTGATCTTCTGGCTTGATTCGTCGATACCCTCGCGGCGTGCCGTTCCGTACTCGCCGTCCTCAGCATCAACATCAGACGCAGCCGCTGCGATCATCTCTTCGACCAGACCTTTGCGGTCGTCTTCAGTCGCAGCCAAGAACCGCGCCGTCCAGTCTTCAACGTCGAACGGGTCGCCCTCTTGTTTGGTCATGACTGCGCCGTGCGCCTTGATACCCCCGAGGATCTCCCGTTCGAGCTTACGCACTTCTTTGCCGTAAGAGACTGCGATACGCTTAGCCCACTTCTCCGAGATGTCGTCGACTGCCTTGAAATACGTTTCGTCGTCTAACGAGTCGGAACGAAAGCCCGCGGACGTAATATCCGCGCCTCCCTTCGTTTGCACGCTCGTATCGCGTGAGGCTGTTTGCATATCGTCGTCGTTGTCCGTGTCGTTATCGTCGACTTCGTTAGCACCCGCCCCCGTGATTGCGTCAAGTCCAAACGTTTCGCGCGCTTCGTTCAACGTCATGACGCCAACTTGGAATGCCTGCAATGCCGTCGCACGTTGTGACTCTTCCGACGGCTTGAGAGCTTCGACAGTGCTCAGGTCGAAACCTACTTCGACGCCGAAGTCGGGGATAGCGAGTTGTTCGTTGATCTGATCGGCGATCATGTTCCACAGTGGCACGCGTACCATATCGGTAAAGTCCTTCGACGCCTGCTCTGCATTCGAGTACGTTGACGACATGATACCAGCGTATGTGTACGCGATAATCGGATGCACGCGGAACACGCCGCAGATCCGCGCCTCGTACTGTGAGAACGTCGATTCCATGCCGAGCTCGTTGTAATCCAGTGCCAAACGTTCGACGCTCTTAACGCCCCACATATGACCGACCGACCCGCGGCGCTCGCCGCCGTACTTACGCTTGAATGAACGCTCGGCAAGTGACACCTGATCGGACGACATCTCTTCGTCGTAGATTACCAGCGTCTTAGGCATCGCGTCGTTTTTGTGGATGCTGAAGATCGTCCCGCTCGCCTCGTTGTAAGATTCAATCGTCGACGATGCGAGTACAATCGGAGAGCCGCCGGCGTAAGAAATAGCAGGATCGACCCAAAAGCCGCGGATATGAACGACATCATCCTTTGGGATCTCCCACGTGGTCGAACCGTTGTTGTAGTGATAGGCGCGGATATTGCCGTACTCGTCGAGCACCGGCGCGAAGTTAGCATCCGAGTAGGGCTTGAGATCGATTACCGCGCCCGCAGCGTTGCGGCGTTTGTGATAGTAGACGTTCCCGCCGATACAGAGGTACGTCATCGCCGTGGCCATGCTAAGACGCCACGACGAACCCGCGAAAAGAACCGAAACCGGGTGATCGTAGATAAACCCTTCACCATCGCGAACGGCGAGATAGGCCTCTGGCATCGTAAGCGAGTACGCCATCGTGCAGCCCTGCGCGACCGGGTTGTCCTTCCACAGTCGGTACGCCTGCGCGAAGTTTGTTACGGGTGTGAAGGAGTGTTTCGTGTACGCTAAGGTCGCGAGTCCCGGCAATTCGCCGCGCTCGGAGAGCTGCAGCTGTTTCTCGTTCGTTCTGAAGATACGGTCGAAGATACCCATGTGATAGTCTGTTAAGTGAAGAGAACGCCCGCGCCTTGATTCTTAACGGCTGCGAGCTCGGCATAGACGAGCGCGTCGACCATATCGTCGTGGTCCGAGATCGGAAACGATAGGAGCTCACGCTCGAAGTGAGGATCTAAGTTTGTCACGTGAGTGACGAGAAGCTGCTCATACCGTGCGAGCACCGCATGAAAGCGCGTGACCTTGTCGCGGTCCGGCTTGATAGCCTTAACAGGTAAGGAGGTCTTTCGGAGTAGCTCTTGCACGACGGCGACTTGATATTGCACGGCCTCGATGTTGATCCGCTGCGGCTTCCACTTCGACGCGTACTGTTTCACAGTGTCGACGACTTCATGAAAGCTAACCTTACCGCGCCACACGTCGACAACGTAACGGCGTCCAGATTCGGGATCGTAACCGACGACGACGATAGCGGTATAGTCGGCGGTCTCAGACTTAGAGATAGCAAGGTCCACGCCCATACCATAGCGCAGTCCAGATGGCACGCGGTCACTCGGTACGTGTGTAAGATGTTCACGCTTGACGAGCGCGCCCTGAACGTCGATGAACTCTGCGAGAAACTCTTGTTGGAATACCAGACTCGGCAGTTCGTTTCGTGCGGCTTCAACTTCCGTCGCGTCGATGTATGGATTCGCAGCCGTCGGCATCTGCCAGTAAGACCAGGTCTCGTCCGTGACCGCTCGTTCGCTCAGCGTGTGGAAGTAGTTCCTCCCCTTAGGCGTCGAGAAGAACCACGCGTCGCCCTTGTAGTCTGCAAGCGTTGGACGTATGGCCATCGTCCACGCCTCTTCAAGGTTCGTCACCATCGCAGCTTCGTCGATCACGACGCGTCGGTACTTACGACCACGAACCGCGTCGTAGTTATCAAGAGACCAGAAGTCGAGCTGTCCGCCGTTGATATACGTGATACGCTTCTCACTTTCGTTCGTGTCTGCGATCACCGCGGCAAAGTCTTTCTTGACGGTTCGCCAGACGTCCATCAGCATTTTGTACGTCGGCGCGAAGTACGCGGCCGGATCGCCCGTCGTGATACACTCAGCGAGCGCAGCCTCGGCGAGTACTGTCTTACCCCATCGTCGCCCGCAGTTCACGACGTTAAAACGGCGTCTGTTGTTCCAGACCCGCAGCTGTGCGTCGTGAAGTTCTATGTCAAGAGTGATCCGGCTCATCGTCTTCTCCACTGCGACGAGCACCGCCGATCTTTACTGTGAGTTCCTGCGTCTGCGTTACCTTCGACTCAACCTCGCTACGGTCTCGCCATCCGAGAACGTTCTTAGCAATGAAGATAGCGACCGACCCGTTACCCTTCTCGATACCGCCGTAGGCGTGAGCGTCGAGGAGTTGAGAGATCCGAGACTTGCAAGCGAGGCGAATCCTTTTGACCGCGTCGGAAAACTCGGGATGTAATGACTCCCAATCGCGGATCGTATCGTCGTGGATTCCGAGATGCGTCGCGAGTTGTTCGATGTACATACCAGCCCGCTCTGCTTCGTCGAGCTTGGGCTTCAGTGCGTCGAAGTCGTATTTCGTTGGTCGTCCACCTGCCATGCTGCAACCTTACCACATGAACAACAATAGTTTTGCACCAACTGCAGATACGGCTCTTGCCTCATGACCCGGACGATATCCCTCACGTCAGGGAACAAAACGATCTGATCTTCGACGGCTTCGACCGCGCGCATCACGGGTTGTCGTTCCCGATTGAACTCCCGCGCTATTGACGAGTAGTCCCATGCGAACCGCTCATGTAAGACGAACCAGACGAGATGTCGTGCAAGCGCCGGGCGTCTGCGGTGTGACCGTCCGTATATCTCCGCGACGTGTACGCCTATCAGCGCTGCGGCATGGTGTGCGATTACCTGCGCTATCATGGTAACCTCAGAACGGCGAGTGCATCGTCTGGACTTGTCACGACGTGGTAGGGCACGCCGTAGCGATTGCAGCATTCGGCAAACCGTACCTGCGTTTCCGACGGCTTACCTCCGGGCCGCTTGACTTCGAGCATCCACACGCGACCGCGTTTGTAGACGGCGAGGTCGGCATGGCCTGACGTTGCGTTGATGTTGACGACACGATAGGCGCTGAGGCGGCTCCCGTGCGCTGTGAGCGATGTTGACGAGTTAACCCTCACCACCATATACCCCGCGGCTTCTAAGGCCTTAGAGATCGCCGTTTGGATTTCGTGCTCCTTGGGCGGTGGTCCGTCGCCTGCGCGCTTCTTCTTTGCACGCTCACGGGACGCGGCTTCTTTGTCGAGATGCTCTTGCCACTTGCGAGCCTCCAGCGCTGCGAACTCTTCGTCGATATCCTTCATACTGCCTCCTCGAATATGATAGAATGATGAGCCGTCCACGTTCCGTCGGGGTGTTCGATCCACGTCCAGTCGTTGACGTTCGACGCGTGCATTAGGGCGATGAGATCCCGGTCGCGCCTGTTCCGTTGTCGGGCGAGTTCGGCACTCGCTAGCACCTCGTCCGGTGGTACGATCCTACCTGCACTTCCCCCGGTTACAGAGTTACAGAGTGAAAGGCCGTTTTCTATATACTTATTATTGATATTATTTTTCCCTCTTAAGGAAAAATCACTTTCACTCTGTAACCGGAGGCCATTTTCAGCCGTTTTAACAGGTGCTAACTCGTTCGTTGTCAACGGCTTACTCGGTTCACTTGAAGCGGTTACAGAACTTTTCGGGTTTTGCACCCCCAACCACTCGTCGAGGGTAGTAATGTCGTAGTTAGAACGCATCGTTCGCCCCTTGTACGTATGCACTACGTAGCTCGTGAACCTTTGCGGGTTCCGACTCGCCGGTCACCGAACGACCGATCGCCCGGATTTTGACCTTCCACACGCGCAGCGCCCGGCCGCCATCCTTGACGACGACCTGAGTGAAACCGGCTTTCGTGAGGGCTCTTCCGAGTTGGTACGTGTTAAGCCAGGGTATCTTCGCGTTCTTCTCTTGGAAGATCTTGTCCTGCAACATGGTCATGATCTCAGTATTCGACATCCCCGCGGCCGATTCGGTAGGTAGCGCTTCGACGTATCTCCATACGAGGTCGTCGGCTTCCGTTGATACGGCGTAGTTGGCGTTCATCGCTGAGATACGTTCGATATCCTTAGGGGAGGTCCAGTACTGGAACCCGGCTCTCTTGAGTGCAAGCGCCTGAGCCCAGACGGCGTCGACGTCGATACTAAAGAGCGCCCCCAGATCTACAAACCCACCTATTGAGATGACGGCAAAGCGCCGGGAGCCTGTCTCGTCATTCAGGAATGAACGGCGGTTAACCGACCCAGCAAACGATCCCCTGCGGCGTAGCGTGGTCTCAGCACGCCCATACGCGAGGCGCACGCGCTTATCCGACGACGTGATGAGGGATTTGATCTTCTCGGCTTCTCGCTTCGTGAGGGACTCGAGTTCGTCGTCGACGATGATTAGCGAACGTGCAATCGATACGAGCG